ACCAGGAGTTATGGCACTGTTCGTCTTTTCAAAGGACGGCAAACACGTTTTCCTTAGTTTCTTAAAACCGTTTTTGTTTCTACTCATCATAGATTGTTCCTCCTTGAGTTCTTATTGAGGGGTAACACTCCGGCAGCGGATGCGCCTAGAATTCATACCCCTCTACAAGACATAGACGTTTCATTGGTATTTGAACAAAAACTCAATTATCTTTTCATTATTTTTTTCAACTTTTTTACGCCGGTTCTCATCCGATACGAAACCGTTGTTTGTGCGATTCCGGTTCGTGCTGCTATTTCATGATCCGACAATTCTTCCATATGTAACTTGAATACGGTTTGCTTCTTGTCGTCCAAGGTATCAATAGCAGCGTATAATTCTTCTCGTTCTTCTATTTTGATGACATATTCTTCTGGAGAAAGGAACGTATTACTGGCTGGCATTGGAACTCCATTTTTTTCCATATCCTCAAGGTATAGTGGTAACCCATTACAAGGATCATTGAGGTTTATCCTCTGGACTCTTTCGCATTCGGCGCAGTTTTCTTTGCAAATAGTCCCATTGGCATTTCTACAGCGTTTCCTGCGCCTCTCTTTAGCTTCCTGTGCCCAAAGTATATTCCGGTAGATTTCAATGACTTCTCTCGGGGACTCGTCAATCATTTTCTTAGTTATCTGGACTTTTTCGCCTTCCAAATATACATAGAAAGGTTTAATTACTTTCGCTTCATTAGATTTCTTGGATTTTTTTGCCTGCTTTGACATATGTAGCTCCTTTCCGATCCGCAGGAGCCATATGTTCATCTGATGATCCGTAGGGAGTATAAGCAGCAAAGGGGATGCCGGAACCGGCACCCCTCCGCTATGCATGCGTCTCCTGCGGATCATTCATTGATTTATGTTAAAAGGTATCTATTTGGCCAAACCTGCCAGCATTTTACTTAACAGCTACTGGCGGGCTGTTCTCTGGAAATGTTATATTTATCGCTGTCTGTTTATCACCACCTCTGTTATGGTTTAAGCTGAGCTCTTTGCTTGGGTATGATTTTAGTATAAACAATGGAGCATTTGCGTTTTCTGAACGAAAAAGAAGGGTTCAGAATGAAAAAGAATGCTTTAGAATAAAAAGAATGGAAAATCTACCTCTAATAAATCAAAAAGTATGTTTGACAAAGGTGTATACTAATAACAGAACTATTGACTTTTTCGAACATGTGTGCTACAATGATTAGTATAAGCTAACCGCTTATGGACATTAAATATCGTGTTCATCATTGCTCCCAAAATGATTGTGCGTTTCGCCGGTTCTCTTGCTAGAGGACAGGCGATAGCACAATCGTTAAGGAGGCGATGATATGAGAATTACAACTTATAAAAGAGATCTTGTCGAAGATGGTTACAGAGTGATAGGGGTTGATTATGGGAGTGACCATAGGTGGGATTGGGATATGTCTACGGACTGTAGGTGCATCTCAATCCAAATGTCACTAACCGGCACGGCTGACGGCCAATCTCATGACGATGGCTGGAAAAGCTTAATCTCACTTGCAGATTCTGATATGTTTTTGGACAACGAATATGCGCGGCGGGAACATGCTGATTTCCGAATAAACTATGCAGAAATTATGCGGGGCAGCCATCCCGATTGGTACCTAAGTGCTTTCAAGGTATTCGTCGGTGGAATTACACTTTTCTTTGTTAATCCTAAAACAGATGATTCAGGCTTTCTATGGATTGTCGGTGCCAAGTGCTTAAAGCTGGCTTTTAAGGTACCATATACCCGGCTCGGATTCGACACGATTTACAACGTCCATATTGAACACGATGGCGAAGAACATCTTTTCACGATGGTAGAGGAAGATTTAGGCTATATCCGTTATGAGAATGAAATCAAGCTTAAAGAGCCAGGCAAAAAAGATGACAATTTCTTCCATGATGGTAACCAATATCTTGTTGTAACCGAATATGTTGGTTTGTAGCCATAAAATGACAGCCGCAAAAACCTGCGGCTGTTTTTTCTAGTTCCACGGTATTCCAAGCAGTGCGGTAATATGATACAATATGCATAGTTAAGGGGGTGTTTGCAGTGGCCAATGATCCCGATGAAACTGCGACAAATCTCAAAGACAGCTTGAAAGATATACGCAAACTGAAAAATAATAGGGATGCAATAGCAAACCTTGTTGAAGAGCTCGAAGGTATGGACAACCTTAGCCCCTTTCGAGGAGAAGGCTATCATACATTCTGCGAGGTATATCTCATCAGATTATTAAGAAAGTATGTTTATGGTGTCGAGAACCAAGAAATGTTGCTTGCTGTATATGGGCTTTTAGAAGGATACAAAGGTAAAAGAATTGGGGAGCGTTGCCAGGAATATGTAAAAGCTGCCTATCAATTCGATAAACGTATTGACCCTAATTGGGATGATCCAAACGGTTCTTTAAAATACTATGAAGAAAGCATTAATAAAAAATTGATAAAAAAACTAATGGCAGAAATATTTGATGGTGAAAACCAAAAGATACCCCTTGGGCTTGCTGAAGAGATTAACAAAGAGCTATCTCGAAAGTTTCCAGGCGGCTTTCCTAAAGAGCTGCCATTACCCGCCCCACAGTATCTGCTCAAAGAAGTCGGCGACCCTAAAAACAAAAGGGCGGAAATTAATACTGGCCACGGCAACAGTGGCAAAGATGGCGAAATCATGGGGAAAAGCGCCGAAGACAGTAGGAAGAGATTTTCTAAAAGGCATATACGGAAAAAGTTTGCCGTAATTATAATAACTATAGTTTTAGTTGCAATATTTGCCTTTATAATTTTTTATGACAGACTTGATAAGAGCGCAGAAGAACAATCCGCAAATGGGAGCGCTTTTCAACCTCCTGCCAGAATCAATTATCCCGATGGTACATATATTGATGTCTATGAACCAATGAAAATTATTAATGCTGAAGATGGTATTATTTTAGTACCAATCAGTGATGATGACCAATCCATGGAAACAAGACCTTTGTCTGATGAGACAAATTCGGAAGCCGTCAGTAACAGTGAAGATAATTTTGATCTGAAAGGGGTTAATGAATATGAGAAGAATCATTAAGTTCTTTTTCCTATCGGCTATATGTTATATAATAATGTTTATTAGTGTATTTATATATCCGATAACTGCTTTGGCTTGGGGCGACAACAGTGAAAACGGTAGAGGACGCCCAAGCTATACAACAGAAGAAATTGATAATGGAGCGCTTGGGGCTACCCTGCAATCCGACGGAGAAAATTACAAAGATGGCGATAATTATCCAGGGCAGATTATTTTTAATTCAATTTCAGATAATAAATCTATCGGTGGTAGCGAGAAAAATTTTGTTGCGGCACGAGAGTGTTTCCAGCGAGAGGATGGAAGTTGGGAAGGGGTAACTGAAGATACTATCTGGAGCAATGACGATATTACGGTTGAGGATGGAAATTATTATATCATACGCCTATACATCCGTATGAATAATCCCAACGGCTGGGATGCCGTAGCTAGAGACACTCATGTGTCTTTTAGCATTCCGAGTACTTCGGCCTCACAAATACAAGTTAATGGTTTCATTGATTCCTCAAATGCTACACCTAGTGAGTATTGGGATGGAATTAACTTCAATAGTGAGACTCCATTCCATCTTGAGTATGTTTACGGTTCAGCCTTGCTTGAGAACAATGGTATTGGTCTTGGCGGTCTTCCTCTTAGCGATGATATCGTTAAAGCTAAGAGTGGCGGGGTTCTGATAGGCTATGATGAACTTGATGGCCGCATACCTGGCTATAATATACCGGATTACTATAAGTATGATAATTACGTATCGATAAAAGTAAAAGTTGTATTCGACTATGAGTTTACCGTAGAGCAAAAAGTGCGCCTTGCTGGTGGTGACAAAGAGGATTGGGCAGATACAGTGGACGCTAAGATTGGTGACCAGGTAGAGTTTCGCATTCTTTATACGAACACTAGCGATAAGAGCCAGACTGGCGTTGCCATTAAAGACATTCTTCCGTCGAACTTGAAATACGTTGCTGGTTCGAGTGTCATTAAGAACTTTAACCATCCAAACGGTGCGAAGATTGTTCAAGACTCTCTCGTTGATAACGGCATCCGGATTGGCAACTATAGCAAAGACGCAAACGCTTATATCTATTTCATGGCTGAAATCGTAGACGAGAATTTAGACCAGGGTTCAAATACACTAGTAAACTGGGCGCAGGCCGGTGTAGGTGATGTGACAATACAAGATTCCGTTGAGATAAGGGTTCAGAATGACACAAAATACCTTGGAGCAATAGTCGTCTATATCGCTGTAATTATTATCTGCTTCATCATTTTTATCATCATGATCTGCAAAATCATCAAACACCGTAAAATAATCCGGCGTAAATAATATAAAAATATTTCTTCAAAAAGACGCTTTCCAGAGGCGTCTTTTTTGTATGTCCAAAATTATTTTATTTTTTTCTCATATTTCTTACTCAAAAATTTTCCTATTGTCCTATGTAAAGTAGATGGAACTATTTTGGTTTTCGGCATTGGTTGTTCCATAGATGCCAGACCATTATTTGCCATCAAAAAAAACAATCAAAAGGAGGAACCTATTATGAAGTGTCCAAATGTAGAATCAGTTGTTGAAGCCTTGAGCGGAGATGTGGTCGATACCATCCCCACCAAACGCAATATGATGTTCGCCCCGCGCTCATTGAAGCTGCTGCAGGAGAATGCACTGCTCACAGCCAGCGAAAACAGATGTAGAGCAATTTTGGCTAACTCAGCCATCAACGATACGGCCAGCCTGGCCATGTCGGTTGACCGGCTGTCGCACGTTGCTCCGCTCGGAAAACCGTATTACCACAAAATTCTCGCAGCTTATGCTGATAATGCCGCAAAGACAATAGAAAGGTGGTGATGGGGCATGTTGGAAATCATTGACATCATCATTGTAATTGTATTAGGCAGTATTGTATGCGTAGCCATATCTGAATGGTTTTTTGACTACTGTGAACTTAAGAAACGAGTAGAAGAAAGCGACGATTTTGAGAAATTGATGCGTAAACAACTGGAACTGGATGCGGCGAGACTTAAAGCGCAGGAGGATTTACTTCGGGAGGCTTGCCGTTCGCAGGCAGAGGAATACGAGGACGAGTATGAGGAAGATTAAGCTGTTGTCGACATATTCTTAGGAAATACGGGATAAAAAACCGGATTTCCTAAGAAAAACAGAACATAACCACAAAGCAGATAACGGGGGCGGCGGAAAAAGTTATGTACGTTTTTTGGAAATAACTCCCCTTTTTCCCGGGATTTACGCCGCCCCGGTATATAATCGGACAAATTGCCAAGCCATTTGACCAGCCGTCAACAAGGTGTGGCAATAAAAATGAGTTGCAGAGAAAGGAGACAAACGAATGGTTTTTGATGCCAATAAAATAAACAGCCTCAAGTTAGAGAAGCCGATACTGCCGGAATCTCTTAAGGGCGGGGCGGGTACAATTATCATCGATCCGGCCTGGGACCTCCAGCAAAAGGGACACTTTGGTGCGGTAAATCACTACAGTCTGATGACGCTGGAGCAGATTAAAGCGTTGCCTGTGGGTGATTTATGTGCCAAAGATGCGAGCGTATGGTTATGGTGCACTGCCGCGACCCTGCCCCATGCCTATGCAATCCTCAAAATATGGGGGTTCACTCCACGTGCGCCGTTTGTCTGGGTAAAGAACCGTATGGGGCTTGGCCAGTATTTACGCAATTTTTGCGAGTTCTGTATCCTTGGAACCCGTGGAAAGTCCCTTCCGGCAATCAGGAATCAGCCAAATGTTGGTTTATTCCCAGTGCAGGATCATAGTCATAAACCCGAGGAGGCATATGATATTATCGAACGTATGTACCCAGACAGACCGCGGCTTGAGCTGTTTGCTAGGCGTCCACGGCACGGCTGGCATGCCTGGGGGAACGAAATCCCATCTGACATTGTGATTCCTGGGTATCCCGTCCCAGAATATAGCCCTCTTCTGCTGAATGATTTATCCAGGAGGGCGGCAGAAAATGACAACGGAAAATCCCAGAGGAGGTGCGATGATTAATGAGAAACGACAATTCGCCACATTTTCTTGCCCGTATTCTGGAGGCGGCTATTACTATTGCGGCCAGCGGGTATCTGATCCGGCTGGGCATCGGGTTTTTCCTCGAAGTCTGGTGGGTGCTGCTGATTATTCTCCTCGCCGTCTGCGGGGCTGTCATCGGCTGGCGGTTCTGGAAAAGCCGGCACGACACGAAGTGGTAAAGGAGGCGATACTTTGAACAGACATAATATCAAAGAAATAGACTGGCGGGAAGTAAGCTGGCAGAGGCCGTTTGAGGCGGAGACGGTATGGGACATGCTCATCCATCTCGCCTCCGTGCATCCCAGGGGCGCTCTTGTATGGGAAATCCGGGGCAACAGTGGCAAAGTCCGTTATCTGGTCGGAACAGAAAAATCCTATATCCATAAAATTGAGAGTGTGTTCCAGGCACATGGTGATGTCCGCTTCTCCGGTATTCATCAGATGCCAAGGAAAGAAATCGTTCATGCGGTACAGCTTCGCACCTCCAAAAAACTGCTGTCCCTCAACACGGATACTTCTATGGCAGTATTGCGGGCAGGGCTGGCGGTACTGGCAGGCGTCAGAGAAAATGAAGCGCTGGCCGTACAGATTATACTGGGCGGGTCATACGGTCCGTCGGTGATCTCCAATGGGTTGCAAGACCCTAATGCTTCATGGCTGGAAATTATTACCGGAAATATACAAAAAGCAAGCAGTGACCAAGTCCGGTCAGTCAAAGAGAAAGCAGAGCAGAACGGTTTCCAGGCGGTAATCCGCATTGGCTCCAGCAGTGGCTGTGCCAGCTTTATACATGATTTAGCAGCAGCGTTCCGGATTCTGGAGTCGGCGGGCGTTAAAATCTCTACATCAAACGAGAATCCGAAGAAACTGGCCGGGGCAAATGTGCCGCTTTGCTTTCCTCTGCGGCTGTCCGTAAAAGAAGTTTCCAGTTTTATGCTGCTACCAGTAGGAGAGGATATTTTGCCCGGTACCTCCGCCCTCCATCCCAAATGCACCCTGCCTCCTGACCGGTATAAAGAGCCAAAATACAAAAGTGAAGACCGCACCTTTGCAGTCTCCATGGATGGCAGGAAACTCAGTATCCCGCCAGACGACGCCACTTTGCATAGTGTCATTTTGGGGCCAACCGGCAGCGGTAAATCCGTCTGCATGCTCAACCAGATTTTAGCGGATATCCATGTCGGGCGGGGAGTGTTAGTTATAGATCCGAAACAGGATATGGTTAATGATATCCTTCAACGTGTTCCGGCTCACCGTAAAAAAGATGTAGTCATAATAGACCCTGTCAGTTCAAAACCCGTAGGCTTCAACCCTCTCGCTTGTGCGGCCGATGCGGACAAGGAACTGGTGGCAGACACCATCCTGTCTGTCCTTAAGGAAATATTTGCGGACTCGTGGGGCGTGCGCACCCAGGATCTGCTGTCTGGAGCGCTGCTTTCTTTAATGGAAGTGGACGGAGCCTCGCTGATGTGGCTGCCAGAGCTGTTCACCAACGAGGCTTTCCGGGCAAAAATTACCAGAAATGTTAAAGACGAAATTGCCCTGAAACCATTCTGGCAGAGGTTTGAGAGCCTGACGCCCTATCAAAGACAGCAGATGGTTGAGCCGATTCTGAACAAATTACGCCAGTTCCTATTCCGACCCAAGCTTCGCAACTGCCTGGGGCAGGGGCATCCCAAGTTTGACCTGAACGACCTCTTTATAAAAGCCAAAGTCGTGTTAGTGCCGATGAACAGAGGGATTCTCGGCGGAACGGCTGCAAAATTATTAGGCAGCCTGATTTTTGGGCTAACCTGGACACTGGCACTTGGACGGGCGAATGTCCCGCCGGAAAAACGGAGAATGGTCAGCTTATATGTAGATGAGGTGCAGGAATATATCGGCAGTCTGGTGGGCGATCTGGCTTCCAGCCTGGCTGAAGCCAGAGGCATGGGGCTTGCCATCACTATGGCGCACCAGTACCGCGACCAGCTTCCACCCCTGCTCCGTGCCGGCGTAGACACGAATTGTCGGAACAAAATCATTTTCGGGCTGTCTGGCAAGGACGCCAGGGATATGGCGGCTCTGGATGGCGGGTTAGACGCGCTGGATTTTGCCTCCCTCCCCCGTTACCACGTTTATGCCAAATTGCAGAATCATGGCAGAGACACCGGCTGGGTGCAGGGAGTGACCCTGCCAAAACCGGAACCATTGCAGAGTGCGACAGAACTCCGGGCTTCCAGCATAGAACGTTACGGCGTGCCTATAGAAACCATCGAAGCGGAGCTGAAATCTGCCTTCCAAAACACAGCCCCGCCGCCTGAAGAAGCAAAAGGCTTCAAAAAAAGCGGCGTAGGACGCCGTAGAAAGGAGAAAAAAGATGAGTAAGGCAGATTGTAACAGGGGTAAGACCAATCCCCGGAACCCCGCGCAAAATGGCGGCTCCGGCAGCATTAGCGGAAAAGACGGATACCATTGTGAAACGGTATCTGATGATTTCCATGTGGCGACGCCCCGAAGAACCAGTCGGAAGTTTTTACTGGAACTGGAACCCACGCTTTCCGACCTAGACTGGAAGATTCTAAAGATAATCCGCCGCTGTCGGGTGATCCTCGGCCGGCAGATCGGCCGGCTGTATTTCGACGGCTATAAGACAACGCATGCCAGTACCGTCGCCACCAACCGCAAGCTGAAAGCCTTGACCGACTTAGGGCTGATTCAGGCTGTAAACCAGAAAATTGACTGTCGGATGCGAGGGTATGTAGCCTATATCTATTATTTAACCGAAGCCGGCGAACGCATTTTACAGATACATTTAGGTGAGCCGGAAACCAGAAAACGCAACATTGAGCCTTCTACCGTTACCCTGGCGCATACCGTCTCTGTGTCGGAATGCTATGTGCAGGCGGTGGAAACCTGCCGGAGGGACGACCTTAAGCTCACGGAAATCCAACTGGAGCCGGAATGCTGGCGTCCCTACCAGAGAAATTATAAACAATGTATCCTGAAACCCGACCTCGCTTTCGTGACGGAAAAACAGGACTGGTCTAGCCATGACGAGCCGTGGTATGAGATGCGCTGGTTTGTGGAAATGGATCTGAACACCGAGAACATCCAGACCATCCTCACCAAGTGCCGCCGTTACTATGATTATTATAAAAGCGATATGGAACAGAAGTTGCACGACGACGTCTTCCCGCTGGTGGTCTGGATTGTCAAGACAGAAAGCCGGAGGAACTCGCTCATCAGGCATATCTGCGGGAACTTCCCCCAATATCCACGGATTTTTGCCGTGATTCTGCCAGACGAGTTTACCGCGCTTGTCCGGGATGAATTGGATCTGGAGGGATACCTTTGCCCAGACACAAACAGAAAGGAGCCAAGATTATGATGTCAGAACAAGAAAAACAATATATCGTAGAACAGCGGGCATCGGGAAAAAGCTTTGCCGAGATCGGTCGGGCGCTTGGGAAAAATGCGGACACGGTGCGCTCTGTGTTCAACCGCATCATGGAGAAAGAAGCATCGGACAGCAGTATCGTGGCTCGGTCTCAGACTTCCATAACCAATGCCCCAATCTGTAAATATTGCGGCCAGGAATTTGCCCGAACTTCAGAAAGTGCGAAACGTTTATTTTGCTCCGACCATTGCCGGAACGCATACCATAACGGCCAAAAACGCCGTGTCCCGTATGCTTTAACCTGTGAACACTGTGGCCGTAGGTTTATCGCTTTTGGCAACCCTAGAAAACGTTTCTGCAGCCGCAAATGTTTTGCTGACAGCCAGAAAAAGGCAGTTGCTTTGGCAGGAAGCCATATGGAGGTGCTATGACAGATTTTGAGCGTCAGCTCCGTTACCATGCCCTGCGTGGGAAAACGGCGGAACTGCTTCAGCAGAAATTGCTCAGCCTGAGTGAATATTACCGCATCTTACAAAAATATGGGCAAAAATATCTTGGCGGTGTTTCGCCGCCGGGAAAGGAGGGAGCATGTAAGGATTAAAGAGAGACATTAAGAACCGAAACAACTGCGAGCGGCATACCGTGCAGAAAACTCTGCGGTATGCCGCAGAATCTCTGTATCTTGCCGCAAGAAAAAAAGGAGGTGAGACAGTTGTTTACAAAACAGTTCGGCATTGAGGTTGAGTTTACCGGGATCAGCCGGAAAAAAGCGGCAGAAACCGCTGCCGCATATCTTGGCGGAGAGATTGCCAGTATAGGCGATTATTATGATACCTTCGAGGTGACTGCCCCAGATGGGAGGATTTGGAAGTTTATGTACGATGGCAGCCTGAAACGCCAGCGTAAAGAGAATCGCCGGATAGTCCCTGCCGACAGGAGTTACAGCGTGGAGATGGTAAGCCCTATCCTTACCTATTACGAGGACATCGGCATGGTGCAGGCTCTGGTGCGTCAGCTTCGGAGAGCCGGGGGATTTACGAATAAATCCTGCGGCATCCATATCCACCTGGACGGTGCAGACCATACGCCAAGAAGCATCCGCAATTTCATCAACCTGGTGGCATCGAGGAATGACTTATTCTATAAGGCGTTGCAGATCCCGCCTGAACGGATGGATTACTGTAAAAAAATGGATGCCTATCTGGTGGAGCGGATGAATGCGAAAAAGCCAAAAACATTTCAGCAGATCGAGCAGATCTGGTACCAAGGGTATCATGGCAGCCGCAACACGCATTATCATCAGAGCCGTTATCATTTTTTGAACCTGCACAGTTTCTTCTATGGCTGCCATACCGTGGAACTCCGCGGGTTCAACGGAACGCTGCATGCCGGAAAGATTCGGTCATATATCGTGTTTGCCCTGGCCATAAACCATCAGGCTTTGACTCAAAAATCTGCCAGCTACCGCAAAGTCCAATCCGAGAATGAGAAATTTGCCATGCGGGTCTATTTGAATCGCATCGGCTTCATCGGGGACGAGTTCAAGAACTGCCGGGAGCATCTCTATCAGCATCTAGACGGAAACGCCGCCTGGCGCTATGGCAGCAAGGAAAATGTAAGCTATCACATCAGAAACGGAGGAATCGACCATGAAACAGAAAAAGAAGAATGACAAAGAGAAGCTATACATCGCTTACGGCTCCAACCTCAACCTGAAACAGATGGCGCACCGCTGCCCCACGGCAAAAGTTGTGGGGACGGCAATGCTCCATAACTGGCGGTTGGCGTTTTATTCGGTCGCTACGGTTGAGCGTTATAGGGGCGGGAAAGTCCCGGTATTGGTCTGGAAGATTACACCGCAGGACGAGCGCGCCTTAGACCGCTATGAAGGTTATCCGCATCTTTACCGTAAAGAGACCCTGCGGATTACCGTGAACGGGAAACGGGTCTATGCCATGATTTACGTCATGAACGTAAAAAACCTGCATTACTCTCTGCCTGACGGCAGCTATTTGGAAACCATCCATCAGGGCTACCTTGATGCGGATTTTGACCGAGAGATTCTGCTTGAGGCAGTGGAGGCATCCAGAGGGGAGGAACAGGAATGACGCCGATTGTAAAAGAACAGATCCTGAAAGTCCGAAGCACCTGCGAAACCAATATGTTTGACGTAAACGCGGTGATACATATTGCGTACAACAATGATTGGTACGAGCTGGCAGCATGGCTCTCCGATCAGGCAAACCATAAAGAATACTGCCGGTTTATCTTTATCGGTGAAGTAATTGGTCAAAAGGAACCGAAGCAGCCATAACCACGCCATATTATTCAAGAATATCAAGACTTGATGTTTTTATTACTCTGAGTGACTAATGGTGTGACGCAAAAAAGAAAGGAGGTTTGCCGCCATGATGTTCCCAGACCAAAAAACCGTAGCAGGATTACGGAAACAGTACCCCGCCGGCACAAGGGTGGAGCTGGTTTCCATGGACGACCCTTACCGAAAAATGCCGCCGAGCCTTAAAGGAGCCGTGGATTTCGTGGACGATACTGGCACGGTGTTTGTCCACTGGGAGAACGGCTCCCATCTCGGCGCAGTATACGGAAAGGATCAGATCAGGAGATTGTAACTTATTGGCAGAGGGGGCATAGTATGGCTCCCTCTTTTCTAACACAAAAAGGAGGTAGTGTTTTATGAGGATTGATAAGCTAAACGCCAGACAGGATAGCCATGTCTCCCGCAAAAAATTACGGGTTGTCGCCTATGTGCGCGTATCTGCGGAAAAAGATACCGCAATCGCATCCCTGGAAAACCAAGCAACGACTTATGTGGAACAAATCAAGGCTAACCCGGAATGGGAATTTGCCGGTATTTATGAAGACCGGGGGATTTCCGGCACGAAAGAAATGCGCCCCCAGTTCCAGCGGATGTTGAAAGACTGCCGGGATGGGAAAATCGACCTGATTTTGACCAAATCTTTTACACGTTTTGCCCGGAATACTGTAGTGCTTCTGGAGACCCTGCGTGAGCTGAAAGGGCTTGGGATTGAAGTTGTTTTTGAGAAAGACAACATCCGTTCCCTGAACGAATCCGGAGAGCTGCTGATTACGCTACTGGCGGCATTTGCCCAGGCGGAAAGCCAGTCATCCAGCGAAAACCAGAAATGGCGCATCAGGAAATCTTTTGAGGAGGGGCGGTTGGCTAATGGAGGCCGGATGCTGGGATACCGTCTGGAAAATGACACCCTTACAGTTATCCCCGATGAGGCGGAAGTTGTCCGGCAGATATTCACAGATTACCTTTCCGGCATGGGGATCAGGGCAATCGCCAAAAAGCTCAACTTCCAGCATATTCGTACAATCCGCCAGAAAGAATGGCAGCCATGCTCCGTGCGGGCACTGCTCAGCAATGAAAAGTACACTGGCAGCCTGCTCTTACAGAAAACCTATACCAAAGACTATATCAGTAAAAAATCTGTAAAAAACAAAGGCGAACGTACACAGTATCTGGTAGAAAACAGCCATGAGGCCATCATCCCCAAAGAACTGTTTGATGCGGTACAGGCGGAACTGAAACGGAGGAATGACCGTCTCGGCCCTAAGCACCCTTACCCCGAACATAAACAGACGCTTTTCCAGGGCATGATTGTCTGCGCAAAATGCGGCAGGCATTACTGGCGTATAGAGAACTATACAAACAGAGCTGTGTGGGAATGCAGCACAAAGATTGGCAAAGGTAAAAGCTGCTGCGGCAACCAGCGCATCGCAGAGGAGGCCTTAATCTCAGCAACAATCGGGATTCTCGGCACGGCGGAGCTTACGGAAACCGTCCCGCAGGTTCTGAAAGAAATCTATGTCCTGGAGGACGGCAGTCTGATTTATGCATTCCAGGATGGATCACAGCGTGAAGCCCAGCTGGAATGTGGAAGGAGGCGGAACAATGGCTGAAGAACGAATTGTGCGCGTGATTGCGCCAACAGCCTCAAAAGCAGATGCAGGCAACGCCTTACAGGCTGCTAAGCGCAGGGTGGCGGCTTATGCCCGCGTCTCCACCGATGAGGATGAGCAGCTTACCAGCTACCAGAATCAGGTAGAATATTATACCCATTATATCAAGAGCCGGCCAGACTGGGAGTTTATCGGGTTATATGCGGATGAAGGCATTTCCGGCCTGAACACCAAAAAACGCAGCGGGTTCCGGCAGATGGTTGAAGACGCTATGAACGGCAGAATTGACCTGATCCTAACGAAATCCATCTCCCGCTTTGCCCGCAACACGGTGGATTCCCTCGTAACTATCCGTGAGCTGAAAGCCAAAGGCGTTGAGGTGTTTTTTGAGAAGAAAGACTTCTATACGGGAAAAGTTCCGAAGAATGCGGAAAAATAGGCATTCTTCGGAAGTATTTGGTGTTTGGGTGGTGTTTAAAGTTATTAAAAATAAAAAAACAATATAATACATGAGTGAATGGTTGCGAAATTTGCAATAGATTCCTTAATTTAAATTTATTTGAGGCTAATTTCTTGCGATTTGCTACAGGCGTTTATTAGCAAAGTTCTTTAATGGCCTCAACCACAGAATTTGTATTCCAACCAACAATTTTGTTAGCAGCATTTTTTACTACAGTAGAAGTTTTTAAAGAACCCCATGGCTCAATAGCAATAATTTTTTTATTCATAGATTGTGCAAGCTCGATTTCGATTTTTATCCATTTACTGTATGTAGCATAAACACCTGCGAGGATTAGGACACAACTGGCAGGCTGCATCTGCCTACGAATAGCCTCTTTTAACTGATAATCATATGGAGCATTATGAATAGGATCATTTTTAGGAACAGAATAATTTCTGTATGAGAAATATGTTTTTGCATTGAGTAAGTTTACAAGTTTTTCATACGCATCCCCATAGGACCAAGAGTGGCTGATAAATAAATTATACGTCATGATGTAGTACCTCCATTTTGAATTTTTATAATTATTATCGCAATGATAGCAATGGTATATAACAATATAAACATTATAGGCAGGATTTTTTCTAATTTTGTTCCATCGGAATAATGTTTATTATTTTTCAATAGTTCCCATTCTTTACTGAAAGGTTGTTCTGGAAGTTTTTGCTCAATGTCATTAATAACATGAAATTTTTCTGCATTTAAAATTTTAAAATTGTGAATAAACAATATCCATATAATGCACAGAATAATTCCTGCAATCATAACGAGTAATGATTTAAAATCCCAAACAACTGCAACTGCTGCTAAAATAGCTGTATTTAGTGTAACAAAGAGATTGTTCATGGTATCTCTTCGTTGGCTAATTGAATTCGCCATCTCAACACAAGTTTGCCATTGAGCAAGCAAAAATTCTTTGTTTTGATTATTATCCATAAAATGCCATAACTCCTTTTTTATCCATGGTTTAACGAATCACACAGTGGCAATAAGATATCAAGTCGTTTTACGATACGCTGTTGTTCTTCAATAGGTGGTAAAGGAATTACCAGATTTAAAAGAACACTTCTGTCAATCCCAGGTATTTCGCTTTTAGATTTAGCTTTAATCGAAAGAATAAAATTTTCAATACAGTATTTTATATAGAAAATATTTGTAGTTCCTAAAGTATTAATCGCCATAATCTGTCGGGCAATGTGAGCTTCTTGGATAGGTAAAAATGCCATAGCTCCAACTGTACCTTTACAAGTTATAAGAAGATCATTTTTATGTGCAATAGCTTTTGCTTGGTTAGTCCATCTGTTAATAATAATTGTACCATTTTCAATGTTACTTGCACCCGTTAAATATGGTATTGCATTAGTGATTTCAATATCCGAATATTTATCTGATGCGAAATCTTGTCCCGATAAAAGTTTGATTGTTTCTCCCATACGGATGAATTGCCATGAATTTGGAATGTCAAATGGCGGTTCATCTACGGCAGATATTCTTTCATTTTTTATTATTTTATTGTTGATTAGGTTTTGGCGTTCCATAATAATTTCAGTGTATGCAGATGTTACACTTGTATCTGTTTCCAGTTGTTGTGTTAATTTCCCTTGCATTGCAGCTTGTAGAATGGCATTACGCATATCAGAAGGAAACTTGTTTTTTAGGATGGTTAATTGCTGTTCAATCCTTTCATATTCGTCAACTTTAAAAAGGAGTCCATTTAAACGCTCTGCAATGCGTTGCTGTTCTTCAATAGGCGGAAATGGGAACAGCATGGAGTTTATCTTGTCCAAACTGAGATTGCTCTGTGCCACTTTTGATGCCTTGGAATTCATGCGGTGCTTATATGCCAACAGCATATAATACAGATATTCTGTGGATATCTGTTCGGAAAATGGAAGAAAACCAAGGACGCTGTCAGGAAAGCACGCGTCAAAGGTTAGTATCGCAACATCTCCAATATTTGCGGCTATTGTGATGCACAAAGTCCCTTGTTTCCATAACCTGCTTTGGGCAAGCCCTTTTTCATTATAGCAGGTGTTAAACTTGGTGATATATTTATTTGCGGCAGCAACATCACCGGTTTGGATCATAGGAACCGTTCCATCAATAAAAAGGCTTTCATCATTCCTTGGCCTGTGCTTTGATTTCCCTCTTGACAATTCGCCAACATCGCACAGCTTAACCCAAGTCCAGCTATCAGGGATACTGAACGGAACCGAATCATCTGTTTTTGGTATTATATTTTTTATCTTTTTGTTTTTGACAAGGCTGTTTTTAATATCTTTTAGTTCGGCTAAAGTTATTTCTACGGGCGTATCTTTAAAAGACTGCCTTGTCAGCTTACCTTCGATTGCCGCTTGAAGTATAGATAGCCGTAAATCTTCTGCTAATATCATTGTGCTGCCTCCAGGAGATTAAGGATTTCCTGCAATTTCTCATCCAGTTTGCGGTCGAGCCGTTCACGTTCTTCTTTGAAGTTGTTTATAGTTTCTTCCGGTGACAGGATTATTTTTTCTTCATTTGGAAATCCACAGAAGTCAAGGTTATAGTTATTTTCAATAATAGTATCAATGCTGACACGTTGTGATTTCCAAGTATCAGATAAGGATTCATCTGATTTTTCATCCTTTATTTCAGTACGGTTATCCCACCAATCGTCAATTGCAGACAGTTTTTCCCTTGTGATAGGGTTTTTCTTCATGCTGAATTTCTGGTCGTTTTTCAAGTCGAACCGATAGAACCATGTGTCGGTGGTGCTGCCCGTTTTATCAAAGAATACCAGGTTTGTGGCAATCGGCGTATACGGGGCGAAGCAGCTTCCCGGCATACGGATGACTGTATGTACATTGCAGTCCTTAAATAGTTTTTTCTTGATCTCAATCAAGCTGGCATCATCGTTCTGAAAAAAACTGTCTGGCAGGATTACGCCGCAACGTCCACCTTTATTTAAGCGGTACAGTATTTCAATTATAAAAAGATTGGCCGTTTCAGAACTGCGGAACTGTGGTGGAAAATTCACCTGTATGGCATCCTGTTCATGGCCGCCGTATGGGGGATTCATCAGGATAAAGTCTACCTTTTCACTGTCCTTATAGTCACGCACATTTTTCATAAGGGAGTTCTCATGGTAGATGCGCGGGTAATCCACATCGTGTAGCAGCATGTTGGTAGTACAAAGCATATAAGGAAATTGCTTTTTTTCCACGCCGAACACGGTTTTTTCTATAGTTTCATTGTCTTCGGCTTTGCTCCGCTGTTTGCGGAGATGCTCCACGGCATCAATGAGGAAGCCTCCTGTGCCGCACGCGAAATCCGCTGTGATCTTGCCAAGCTGTGGGTTCACTTTTTCCGTGATAAGCTGCGTCAGGGCGCGGGGCGTATAGAATTCACCAGAACGTCCTGCGCTTTGCAGGCTTTTCAGCAGGGTTTCGTATATCACATTGAAAGAATGATGTTCCTCCTGATTGTCAAAATCAATCCCGTCCAGTAAATTCACGGCTTTGCGGATACACACGCCGTCTTTCATGTAGTTATAAGACTCAGCCATCATTTCTTTCACGATTATCCTGCGCCTGGAACTCTGGGCGGTTATGGCAAGGCCTTTCAGTTCCGGAAAGAGGGTGTTGTTGACGAAGCTGACCATCTCATCCCCGGTCATCTGGTCTTTCTGTGATTTCCCTTTGGCCCAGTTCCTCCAGCGGCATTCTTCCGGTATGGCGCTTTTGAAGCCGTCTTCGTACAGTTCCCATGTGTCTTCTTTTAAATCGTACACTTTAAGGAAAAGCATCCATACAAGCTGCGACAGCACCTGGACGGTCCCGTTCACGCCGTCATCGTCACGCATGATGTTCTCCCATGATTTTATCAGGTTCCCGATAGCCATATGTCCCTCCGTTTATGCTGCATAGATCTGCTGTTCGATTTCCGAGAGCATTTCCATATATTTTTCTTTCCCGCCAAAGCCTTTTACGATGGCGGCTGGCGCGTTGATCTGTATAAATTCCGGCATGTTTAGGATGCGCATGTTGGTCAGCTCGTCGATATCCCGGTCACGGTACGCATCGAGCAGGAGGTGTATGATATCCTGGTTTTCCCTGCTGAATTTGTCAAGGTAGCCGGATACCAGGATGCGGTCGATGCGTTCCTCTTTTGTCAGGGGCTGTTTTTCATACCCGATATAGGAAAGGACGTCATAGTCATCCACATGGCTTTCCGGGATCGTATCGCGCACGAAATCAATAAATACGCCGTCTGCAACAAGCTGGTCCAGCAGTTCCTGCTTCTTTTTCTGCGCGAACCATATCTTCCTGAATTCCTCATAATATGGGTAAAGCCTGCGGAGGTTGCTCCGGGAATAGTCAATAATGGATTCTGTGATAAGCTTCCCATTGGCGTCCAGATATTCGACTTTTTCATTTACAATGCTGACCGGGATGCCGTTGATGACATATTTTTCCCGTCCTCTGTTTTTTCGGTCGTCTGTATGGCCCCCATCCCTGGAAGCCATATTGCCGGTGGGATGATTATCACTTTCAGGCCTGCTATCATCCACAAGGGCATCTGTGCCAAGGCTATCATCCGTGAAGCTGCCGTCTTCGCCAACATCCTTTATCTGTACGGGGTCGCCGTCGAATGCAGGGTCGGCAAACTTCACATAGTTCTTGCGGAAATCCATGATCGTGAAATACAGTTTCCCGCAGTCCTCGCGCACACGGGTGCCGCGGCCGACAATCTGCTTGAATTCGGTCATGGAGCCGATGGTGCGGTCAAGGACTACAAGCTGGCAGGTCTGGGAATTCACGCCCGTACTCATCAGCCTGCTTGTGACTGCGATCACAGGGTACGGTTCATGGGGGTCTGTAAAGTCATCCAGTAGATCCTTTTCATCTGAGCCGGAAGTAATCTGCGCAATGTAGTGCGGGTGTTCTCTGACAAAATCCTTATTTTCATTTACCAGGGCGTTGCGCATGCGCTCGGCATGCTCAATGTCCTCGCAGAATACGATTGTTTTTGAAAAGCGGCCGGTTTCTTTCAAAAAATCAGAAATTCGCCTGGCAACAGAGAGCGTCCGCTCCTTCACCACCAGTGTACGGTCAAAATCTTTTTGTTCATAAATCCTGTCTTCAACAGGCCTGCCGTGGATATCGAGCGTTCCAGGGGCAGGGCGGTAGCCGTTGATGTCGATGTCCAGATTGACGCGGACAACTTTATATGGGGCAAGGAAACCGTCATCGATGCCCTGTTTCAAACTGTATGTATAAATCGGGCTGCCAAAATATTCAATATTGGATGTGTCCTTTGTTTCTTTTGGCGTGGCGGTCATGCCGACCTGTATTGCGGAACTGAAATAGTCCAGGATCTGGTGCCATGAGCTTCCTTCATCGGCGCTCCCCCGGTGGCATTCGTCCACAATGACCAGGTCAAAAAAATCACGGTCATAGGCAGTGTAGTAGTTTTCCGCACCGTTCTTCATCTGGTGGTATAAAGAAAGGTAAACCTGGTGGACAGTATCCATCTCGCGCTTTTCGATGCGGTACATTTTCTTGCCGAATGGGGAAAAATCATCCCGCATGGGCTGTCCTACGAGGATATCGCGGTCTGCAAGGAAAAGCGCACGTTTTACAGTGCCTGCCTGCAGGAGCCGCCATATGATCTGGAATGCGACTAAAGTCTTGCCTGTGCCGGTGGCAAGCACTATCAGCATGCGCGTTTCGCCGCGGGCGATGGCGGCAAGCACACGGTTTATTGCAATCCACTGGTAGTAGCGCGGCTCATGGTCATTCTCTTTATAATAATATGGGATGGAGAGCATCTTTTCTTCATTATCGCTGAAGCTGCTTTCCGCACGGTAACGCTGCCATAGTTCTTCAGGGGATGGGAATGCATCCATAGGGATATCCGTGGTCTCCGCCCCTGTCAGCATATCATGCATGACAAAAGAATCCCCGTTAGATGCGAATGCGAAAGGCACGTCCTCCATCTGGAGCGCATATTTTATCGCCTGCGGCAGGCCGCCCAGTGGGGAATGGCTGTTGTCTTTCGCTTCCACTACGGCGATGGGGAAATGGGAGCTGGAATCCTTATAATATAAAAGATAGTCGGCTTTCAATGCCCTGGCGCGTTTCGCCTTCTTCCCATCGATCATGATGCGTCCCTGGGTAATGGGGAATTCCATGCGGATGCAGTTCCTGCCCCATGTCCGCTCGATGGCAGGGGTAATGAAGTTCAGCTTGATCTCTTCTTCAGTCATCAGTTTTTTATCAATCATGCCCCACGCTCCTTCCTGTTCTGACATGGTGCAGGATATCGCCATAATCGCAGCCAAGCACATCGCATATCCTGCCGAGGACTGCGATTGAGACTTCCTGTTCTTTACGCATCCGGGTCATTGTATTCGGTGCGATTCCCGCTGCTTTCCGTAGGTCGGATGCGCTCATTTTCTTATCAATCAATAATTTCCACAATGGGTCATAAGATACAGCCATAATCTCTATTTCTCCAAGGAATTCAGTATAGCATACATTATAAAGCTGCAATACACATCCTGTCAATTGTAATTCGCAAAAAGTTGCGATATTGTAATAATCTGTAGGAGATGTTGGCTCTAAACAGCAAAAAAAGACAAAGGCATAAGACGGCTGGCAGCAGTGCCAGTGTGTCTTTTGCCTTTGTTCTTTCTGGTTTTCAGCGGGAATTATCTGGATGCGTACCCTGCCTTTGTATCGCAGACCATAGCAGGTTCAGATTCTGTCTGAGGTGCAAGAGAGATGTGGATGGAGCCTTCTTCGTAAGCCACCTGTATGGAGTCTCCGATGTGGAAGCCGAGTGCCTCCAGCCATTTTCCCTCCATCTGGATTTTCGGCGTTTCGATATACCCGCCGCCGAAGTAAGGGCTGCTTCCCTGCCGTGCGCGTGAGGAATACTGGACTTTCATTTTCTTTGTCTGCATAAGCTGCCTCCTTTTCTTTTGGTACGGACATGTTAAATCGGGTGTGCAATAATAGCAAGTTGATTGTGCGCCATAAACTGCACAAACATCCAGGCGGTTTATTGTCAGGTATTTTCCAAGGTTTGGCTTGCTATCCTGTGCGTTCAGAGGGAATATGTACCTAACAAAATCAAGGAGGGCGCACATATGCAGATAAACATTAAATTTGAACTGAAACCAAAACAGAGGCCGAAGCTGGCGGATGAGATAGCCACAGCTTTGCATACCATCCCAAGGTACCGGGGAGTGCCAAGCCTCGCCTATGAGATTGGAGACTGCATACTGGAAAGGGACGGGACGCTCCGCATCCCAGACAGCGTGGACAGGGATACGGTCAGTAACCTTTTGAGGCATCTGAAAGAGAAAGGCTTCACAGGGGAAACAGAGCAGACGGAGGACAGGCTGGCAGTCATCAGCGTTCCAAGGGACACACTTACACAGGGGGCGTTGGAGAACCTTGCAAAGCTGGTGGAAAACAAGGGCGCATTGATGGCGCGGGCTTTCCAGGTTGATGAAATCCGCCTTACGGTCACGGAGGATACCGTCAGCTTCCCATGGTTCCCGTTTGCCGCAGGAGCAGATGAGACTGCGGCTTACACACAATTTGTTGAGAAGCTGTGCGGGATGGCAAAGAGCGTGAAACGTGTATCTGGCAAGCCGACCGAGACAGACAATGACAAATACGCATTCCGCTGCTTCCTGCTCCGGCTCGGCTTCATTGGGGACGAATACAGGGCCACCCGGAAAATCCTCCTGAAGCACCTTTCCGGCAACTCGGCATTCCGTCATGGGAAATGAAATGATGGCGGCAGATTTTAGGGAGCATCCCGCGTTCTAGGCAGTGGACGCGGGATGTTTCCCGTAGTGGCACTGATAAAGCAGGGGATGGCTTATTTCCCTGTTATCTGCAGAACCTTGATTGCTTCCGGCCGTGTCAGTCTGCCGTCAAGGAACTCATAGGCGAGGTAGCCCGTCTGGTGCTGGAGGGAGTAGCGCTCCGTCAGAACCCGGACGGACAGCGGGAGGCGGCTGACGATCCAGTAATGGCTGAAATCCCCGAATGCGACAGGCAGGCTCCCAGGCGCGGCGGAAGGCATGAATTCGGAGATATGCACAGGCTTCCCGAAGATGGCGTCGCTGTTATGGTTCCACAGGTAGCCGCCGTTTTTGTCTTTTAAAGTGCGGAGCGTGAGGGCGGTCTCGTCATTCATCATCCACACGCCGTTTTTGCGGAATTCCGGCTTGACGGAGAGGTACAGCTCCGCCATGCTGTCAAAGTTGATTTCTGTGGCTGAGAGGCCGGTTTCCGCGCCCTCCGTGCTGTGCAGGATTCCTGTGGGCATGCCGTCACCGGTTCCATTAATGAACGCGTTTTCCTCCGCCCTGCCGAAAGCCTTTGCCAGCCGCACGGTGAGGTAACCCTCAACGTCAAAGCCGATATCCTGCACATAATTGTTGGTGACCTTTGCGATGACCGCCAGCTTGTTGCAGCGGGTGCAGTGTCTTGTAAAGCTTCCTGTGGCGTCCATGACGCTGACCGCGCCGCCTTCCGGCGTCCATTCAGCGAGGTCTTCGCACACGGAAGTCCAGATGGAGCCTTCGGACTGCGGCGTGCTGATGCAGGTGGCAACCTGGCGGAAGACGCTCTCTCTGCGCAGCGCCTCCTGGAACTTCTTATCGCTGCCAGCCGGGAGCAGGAGAGTGTCGTGTGCGGAATTCCCGCACTGCATGAGGTCATAAGGCACCTGGCCGCTCCGCATGGTTTTGTCCCAGAACGCCCTTTTGTATTCCGCTGTTCCGATTGTGTAGCTGTCATATGCTGTCATAAAATCCCTCCTTGAAAATAATGTGTGTCTGTAAAAAATGAATGTGTGTATCTGTCGGGTTCTCCTGTGTTTTATGCGCAGGTTTTTCTTTTGGATTTATAGTATCTCCGTGTAAGCCGTCCGGCGGCAGCACGGCTGAGATAGCTGCACCTCACGCAGGATTCCATCATGTTTTCCACGCTGTTGTAAAAATAAGAACGACCTTTATACTGTATACAGAAAAACTTATCTATTGTAATATCCCTTGGGGCGAGCAGGAGGACGGCATTGTCCTTATCCTGCACGGAAATATCCAGGATAAAGAAGCTGTCAAAGTCCACATTGCCACGGAGGTAATGTGCTATTTTGTCTGGAAGTTTCACCGCATCCCCTCCCTTGCCCGGAGCAGCCGCTCCATCACGCTGTCCTGCGGAGTTGCGCCCTGGTATTCCGTAGAGCAGTTCTCCTTGACGATCTGGTAGAGCATCGCCCACATCTGGTTGGACTGCTTCATATAGCTCTGCGCCATGCCGACGAACGGGGAGGCGATGGCCTGCTGCGTGGTCGGGTGCTTCGCCAGGAATCCGAACTCCGATATGGCCTGCTCGCACTGTATCCAGCGCGACACGCTCATGGCGTACTGCTCGATGAGCTGCGGCTTCACCAGTTTTTCACAGCCTCTCTCCCGGAGCCACTCCCATGTTTCTGTGTAAATCTCCTCGGCGCAGAACTGCCCGCAGTTCTTCTGTTTCTCCCTCATGTAGTCTTTTGGAGCGGGCATCTCCACACATTCCAGTGCGGCGGCTTCCGGCGCTCCCATGACCATGAGTGGGCGCTTGCCTGGATTGCCCGCGTTTATCTTTTCTGCCAGAGCTTTGGGAGGCCGCCCTCCCGTGCCCGGCATAGGCCCTCGTTTGCCCATACATTGCTCCTTTCCGGGAAAATCCCCTGAAAACTTATTGGTTAATGCCCCAAAAACTTATGCGGTTTTTGCGCGTGTGGCTGCCCGCCCGTCAGGCAGGAGGGCAGCAGCAAAGATCAAGGCCGCCCCCTGCGCCTAGAAGATGCGGCAGCGGTTGCTGACGCCGCACAGGTGCAGGCCGGCTTCGCGGTCATGCTCGTCCGTCCAGCGGGTGAGGCCGTGCCTGGCGATGTAGTCCTCCATATCCCTGTAATGCAGGAAATGCACGCTGTACATCACGCCGATGATGCCCCATGCGGCCGGCTCCGGCTTCTTGCTGCACATGACCATCATCGGCACGCATCCGGGCGCCGCCAGCAGGTCGAACGGCTGGTAGTGCCTGGTGCTGCCATCGTAGCTGTCCAGGAAGCTCAAGTCCATCTGGTATTTTTCCTTGTCCATGTGTCCCTCTCTTTCTCTGCGGGATGCCGCAGGCGGTGGTTTGGTGATGCGTCTGATAGTTGGCTGACAGCGGCTGAATGCCCTCTGACAGTTCCGGATGTCTGCGGAATGCAGTATTTAAGCCATTTCCCGGTATTGGCTGACAAAACTGACAGTAAAAGTCCATATCTTTTTTCTCTTATATAATCTTTGTACTTTGTATTTAACTATATATTAGGTACATACATTTTTCTGACTGCACCAAAGATAAAGAAAACTGTCAGTGCCGTCAGGCGGCAGAAAAATCCCTCTGATTATAAGGGAGTGTGGGCGTCCTATACTGTCAGCCGCCTATCAGCGTACTGTCAGTAAAGTGTCAGTCATGCCAGGAATTCTGATGCGTCGTCATAGCCGTATTCCCGGACATAGTGTTTCCTGGTTTCCGGCGTGAGCGTCAGATTGCGGTAGAAAGTCCCTTTTTCACAATGGACGCTCATTTCCTTGAACGTAGTGCCGAGATGGACGGCAAGCTCCTCCCGAAACTCGCGGGCGGTCTTTGCGTAGCCGTTGTTGTTGTCCTGGCACCATGCCTTGTAGACTTTGTACGTCCTGCCGGTGGTGCAGGAGTCGCTGATCCTGCCCTCCGGGCGTTCCATCATGCACTCATTGTAAAAAGAGATGACAGTGCTGTTGGCTCCGCGGTAGCTGTCCCTGGCGTCTGACACGGTCTTTGGCTCCGTGAAGCGGTACCCGTTTTTTACGGCCCTGCGGAAAGCGGTGACCGCCTTATGCACGACACCCTCGCGTTCCGCATACATCTTTTCGAGGAGCCGCTTGTCCTGGATTCCCGGCGGGATGACGTTGCTGCATTCCACGGCTAGGATGCGGTCATACACCCACTGGCCGTCGTCGCCGCCGAACCTTGGCAGGCGGTTCATGCAGAACCAGAGCAGGCCGCCGTAAGTGAACTCAAAGCCGTCCATGCCTTTGAATTCGGCAAAGAGGCTGTCGCCGCCCGTGCATTTCTTGAACGTCTTTAGCTCATGGACGGTCAGGAAGCTCATGTCCGAACTCCCGGCCAGACGTCTGCCGTAAATGCCCGCCGTGCCGAACCGCGCCTCGATCTCGGCCAGGTCGATGCCGATGAAGTTCTGCTTCCCAAGGATGCGCTCCGTCAGGCTCTTTAGCTGGGATTTGCCCGTGTCGCCCGGCCCGTACAGAAACAGGGCCTTTTTCATGCGCCATCCCCTTACATTGGAAAACACGGCGCCCATGAATTCCAGCAGCAGGGTTTCCACGGCATGGCATCCGCATGACAGGGTATCCATGTAGCTGTCAAAGACAGGCGTTGCACAGGGCGCGGCGTGCCATTCACATGGGATCTGTATGGTGGAGAGCACATCCGGCGAATGCGGCAGGAGCGCAAGGTCGGACAGACGGAGGAGCCCGTTTTTAAAGTTGATGATATCTTCATCTGTATTCAGGTCATCGCTTGTGCGTGTATCCAGGTCTGTGAGGAGCTGGCTGGCAGTTTCAGTGACGGTTCGCATGCTGACCAGCTCTTCATCGTATCCGGAAACATAGCCTTTTATGACGCCTTTGAACATGTCCAGGCTGTACGGGCGGTAGCATCCGTCTTCATACACAAAGATGAGTGTGCCGCCCCTTGTGGAATCCCGCACGATGATGTAATGCAGGTGTTCCCGCACATATCTTGCAAGGAGCGGCGCGCTTACGGAGGCGCTGCCCGCAGGGTCGAATTTGATGAAATATGGTGCGGGCATGGCGGAGCGGTGGAAAGTGCCGTGGCAGGCTTCGATGCCTGCGGATATGGTCATCTCCCGGTAATCCTCCCGTGACGTCCATTTGTCCCGCACCAGTGCGGACTGGTTAAAGATCTCCTCGATGAGCGCCGGGTCATCCCCGGTGCGGAAGGCTATCATGGCGCACAGGGCGCAGTCGGCGGCGGAATCATCCCCGCCGTACTCAGAGATATCGCCGCTGTCGAACAGCCGGGAAAATTTCGCCCCGTTCTTCTGGCCGCGCAGGGCTTCTATGATGCGGAAAGCCTGTTCATTGCCGTCACGCTTTGCGCTGTATTTTTTCCGCTGCTTCCTGCGCATGTCCTTGTCCAGCGTGGTGAGGATGGCCTGTGTGCATTCCTTCAGCGGCTTGTCGTTGACGGCGTCCCCCGTGTAGACCGCAAAGCGGTTCGTGAGGCCGCCCAGGTAAAGTTCCGTTTTATTATGCGGGTTTTTCATATAGAACTGCCTGTCAAGACACAGCCGTTCTTTGATTTCACCTGTTTTTTTGTCTGTTTCCTTTTTGATATAGGTGGGGATCTGGGAGAGGTCATACTTCCCATAAATATGCGTGCCGTTCCCGCTGACGGACGTTTCGGCATAGCTGACGAATCGCCGCAGATGTGTCTGTACATAGGGGTCTTCCAGCCCTTTTTCGTCAATGTCCAGGAAAAAGTAGCCGCTGGGGATCTTAAAGCCCACGCCTGCCGCCCTGCCGGGAAACTTCTTCATGGCGTCCACGGCTTCGGCATACGTCACCCATCTGCTGCTGTATTTCTCATCCGTGCTGCAGGCGCGCCCATTGGCGGCAAACGGTTTCTTTGTCCTATGTCCGTCTTTTCCGGGCGCCCATTCCCACAGCATCCAGATATGCATTTCTTTCAGTTCCAGCATAAGGTCATTATTTTTTTCTGCCATCCTGCCGCCTCCTTTCTCCTGCTGGCAGGGGCATTATTGGAACCACTGCTTTTCCGGCTCTTTATCCAAGTCTGCACCCAATGCGGCAAGCTGCTCGCACAGCCTGTCGTAATTGATGAGCGCCTTGTTCCCCACAAAGATGGCGGGGAGCCTCCCGGCTTTCAGCATCAGGCGCAGTGCGTGTTCGGACAGCAGGCCGGTTCTTGCGACCTGGCGCACGGTCATCATTCTCGGTACGTTTTCAGTCATATGCAGTTCTCTCCTTTCGTGAGATTCTGTAGTTGATGATATAACAATTAGTGAGTGATGTCAAGGGGATACTCACGAAAAGTTATTTTGTAAGATAAAACAATAGATAATTATTTTACAAAAGGTTAGAAAACGCTTGACGATACTCACGGATAGTGATAACATAAGGAAAACGGAGGTGCATAAAAATGTTTGCAGAAAGGTTGAAGGAGATCAGGAACGGGGCGGGGATGACGCAGGTGCAGCTTGCGGAAGCCCTTGGGGTTTCCAAAGGCACGGTGGCCATGTGGGAGGTTGGGAAGCGTGAGCCGAATTATGAGACGCTGAATGCCCTGTCAGGGATTTTTGACAAGCGGATCGACTACATCCTTGGCTATTCCAATGACAGTTCCTCTGCCCGTATCAGTGAGGAACAGGTTGAACAGCTCGGCGCATGGGCGGTGGAGGATGACGCTCAGGAGGAGTTCATGGATATCATGGCGCTGGATGAGTACGGCAAAATGGCTGTCCGTGAACTGGTGCGGATAGAAAAGGCAAGGTGCCGGGACCAGGGGACACTCATCCCGACGGACAATGTGGAAGTGGCGGTAAGGTTAAGGAAAAAATGATGATGCACACAGGGAGGGGAGCCATGATGGCTTTTCTCCTTTATTTTTGCAGATAGCCGTTGACTTTACAGGCATTCAGAGCAATGTATAGTAGTGGAAATTTAAGGAAGGGGGCGCACACATTATGCCAAGCGTAAAAAGACGCGGGGACACTTTCCGCATCATGGTATCCCTGGGGTACGGCATGGACGGGAAGCAGATACGCAAGACGACCACATACACGCCGCCGGAAGGCGTCACGCCCGGAAAGGCGGAGAAGCTGGCGACAGCCTTTGCCTACGAGTTTGAGAAGCAGTGCCGGGGCATGGTCAATTTTAATGAGAACATCCGTTTCTCGGAACTGGCAGGCTGGTATTACGACCAGATAGCGGTGCATAAGCTGAAGCCGATGACTCTCTACTGCAATAGGAAGATCATAGACACCTATGTGATGCCGTACATCGGGAACATGAAATTAAAGGATATCAACACGGCGAGGATTGATAAATTATTCAATGAGTTGCACCGGGATGGCCGGAAGCGCGAGACTTACCGCCTGCGTGAGCCGGGGCTGATACCGGAGGGGACGCGTAGGCCGGTATCTAGGAAATCCGGCGTGAACTTGAACACGGTGAAAAGCTGCGTGGACGGGGTCCCGGTGCTAAAAGACACGGCGCAGCGGCTGGCGGACGCGATAGGGAAGAAGCTGCCCGAAGCGTTCATAAAAGAGGAGGCAGGCGGAGGGCTGGACGCCGGCACCATCAAGCGCGTCCGCACGGCTTTGTCGCCAATCTTCTCCACGGCGGTAAAAAAGGAGCTGCTGCTGAAGAACCCGGTCGCAAATGCCACAACGCCCGGACAGGGGGAAAAAGAAAAGGAATTCTTGGATGCGGGGCAGTGCCGGGAGTTGCTCGGATTTTTACACGAAATGACGAACCCCCAGCTTCCGAGGGCGATCGAAACGCTTCTCTACACGGGCATGAGGGTAGGCGAACTGACTGCCCTGCACTGGGCGGAGGTTGACTTGGAAAAAGCCACTGTGGTTGTGAAGTTCAACCTCTACAGGCTGGACGGAGAATACCGGCTGACAACGCCCAAGACAAAGAGCAGCGCAAGGGTGATAGCACTGCCACCACAGGTTGTGAAGCTTCTGCAGGAGCAGAAGGCATGGCAGGACAGGCGCAGGGCGGAAGTCGGGGACAGATGGATTGACAGGGGCGCGGTGTTCACAGGGCAGTACGGCGAATATATGAGCAAGAATTATATCAACCTGCAGTTCAAGCAGCTTTTGGAAAAACACAATTTCCCCAACATCCATATCCATGACCTCCGCCATGCGAATGCCTCCCTGCTGATCAATATGGGCGTTCCCGTAAAGGTGATCTCCGAGCATCTTGGTCACTGCGACACCCGGACAACGGAGAATATCTACGCCCATGTGTTTGCGGAGACGCTGGCGCAGACTTCGGATGCCATCTCGCAGGCATTGGCAGGAGTGGAAAAATAAGGCGCACAGCATCCGGCGGCACAGGCACAGAAAACACCAAAGTCCCTGCACAGGTACAGAATGGAGGGGACTTTGGTGTTTATTGGTTGTTTAAATCCCCAAAACAAGCCGTCACGAAACAGGACGAAGTACATCTTGGAGTGCCACGAAACCGCATGAAACGGGGATTTTCCAACGATATGAAACCCTATGAATGATTGGAAGTGGTGCTTTAGAAAGAAAACATCTATACCTTCGACAGCAAGGGCGAACTCATGATTACGATTATGAGTTCCATCGCACAAGAAGAATCCCGCTCTATCAGTGAGAACATTACTTGGGGCATGCGTAAGAATATGGCGCGCGGTAAAGTGACCATGGCATACGGAAAATTCCTGGGCTACCGGAAAGGAGCGGACGGCAAGCCGGAAATCGTGGAGGAAGAGGCCGAAGTTGTCCGCCGCATCTACCGGCTGTATCTTGACGGACACACAGTACGGGAAATCACCCGCATCCTGACAGGCGACGGTATTCCCACGCCTTCGGGCAAAAACTGCAATTGGAGCGTTTCCACTATCATGAGCATCTTAAGAAATGAAAAATACAAAGGAGACGCCCTACTTCAAAAAGTTTATACTGCGGATTTCCTGAACAAGAAGATGAAGAAAAACAATGGCGTACTGCCACAGTATTATGTAGAAAACAGCCACCCCGCCATTATTGACGAAGAAACCTTTGACCTGGTACAGGCGGAACTGGCAAAGCGCGGCGGTAGCAGCCGTGGGCGCAGATCAGGTTCCGTATTTGACCGGAAAGTCATCTGCGGAGACTGTGGCCACTTTTACGGGCAGAAGCTGTGGTATTCCGATGCCAGCGGCCGTGTTTATGTCTGGCGCTGTACGCATAAATACGATACCACCCCGAACTGCGGGACGCCTGTTGTCCGCGAAGATGAGCTGCAGGCAGCTTTTATCACTGCTTTTAATCAGATTCTGGGAGATAAAGCCGGGTATGTTGCCGAACTGGCCGCCGAGATAGAAAATGCTAAGCCAGCCCGGATTGGGCAAATCCGCCGTTATCTGAAAGCGTTGGATGGGCAGCCGGATTTTATCACTAGCTTTGACGGCGATGCGTTCAAGGAGCTGGTGGAAAACATCACGGTCAGGTCAAGCGGCGATATGGCTGTATGCTTCAAGGATGGCCGCAAAATAGAAATACCAAAAAACATCAGAAAGGAAAATCAAAAATAATGAAAAACAAAACAGCCACAGCAGAAACGCTCTTTGGACTGGCCTGCGCCGGGGATACCGGGGCACTGGCGGAACTTTACAAAAATGGCGTGTCCATGGATGCGCGCTACAGCAGGTTCGGGGAGGAGCATTCCCTCATTATGGGAGCCTTCCGCAACCGGCAGTGGGACACAGTACGCTGGCTGTTGGCGCATGGCGCGAAACTGACAAGGGCGGAACGGGAAGAAGTCGATAACCGTTACCAGGAAACGCGCCTCATGGCAGAGATGCAGAAAGTTTTTATAAGGTAGCACTTTTCCGGGAGGGGGCCATGTTACACCAGTGCCAGCCTCCCTGAGTTAATCTAAAACAAAAAAGAAAAAGGAGGGCAACACACATGAACCTTACATTGAATGTCAGAGAAAGAAAACCATTAGTGCGGCTCATCAGCCGTTTCACCCAGGAAGATGCCGTTTATATGCGGACACCGACCTACGCTTACCGGATCGGCGGCTACATTGTGACACGGGAGGGCGATCTGGAAACGCCAGACGGCTTGGATTCTTCCACCCTCCATGCCCTTTACGAGGCTTTGGCGGGCGGCGGATATTATCCTAAGGAGCCAGAACCTGTTACAGATACAAGCGTTGAGGAGGGTACGGATAACGCCGAAGCCGAGGAAGTAGCAGACCGAAGCCGGGAAACTGAGGAAATTTCTATAATGGAAGAAATCACGGAGCGGGTTGGAGTTATTGATAAAACTCCACCGGGGAATACTAATACTTCAGCATCACTCGGTTTGCCTGCAGATGTCCTGAACCGCCTGAATGCTTTGCGCACATCCCTAATCAGAGAAATCAACCGTCAGTTTAATGGGATCATGCGCGTTGGGGACATAAACATAACGCATAGAAATATCCCTATGCTACGGGAAAATGTCGGGCAGGCGGCTGCGGGAGGAACCATGAGCATTTCTCTTTATGGAAATCTTAGCACCTTGAGAGGAACAAAACCTACGCTTGTCAGGTATGGTGATGAATCTATCCCTGTGGCCTCATGGAAGCGGGCTTTTGCCGCTGTCCTTGATATCTGCAACCGACAGGAGCATTATCATGAAGCGCTCCTCTCCATGCGAAGCGAGATCGTGGGGCGTGGTCGGAAAGTCATAGCGGATTCCCCAGCGGGAATGCTATCCCCTCTGGAAGTTGATAATGGCCTTTATGTCGAGACCAATTTCAGCACGGAGGCGTTACTCAAAATGCTACGTGACCGCATCCTTTACAGGATCGACTTTGACGGAAGCAGCATTAGCTTCGAATACTGGCGCCCATAGCCAAAAAGATAACAGCACTTTAGGCACCTTATTGATTTTGGACCCGTTTCTTAAAGAAATGGGTCCTTTTCCACGCTATTTTTACGACGCATATTATGGCTTTCCGGAAAGGGCTTTTTATGCTGTTTATGGCAAAACCTTTTCCGGTGATATATAATTAGCTTATGATTACAAAAGATGCCCGAACGATAGCCACGAAAAAGGCTATTCGTTCTGCCGTCTGCCAAATCCTCTCATCCGGGCATCCTGACAATTTTACAATTAAGTCTGTTGCGGCCAAGTCTGGCAGCAGTGAGAAAACTGTGCGTGGATATTCACCGTCCGCATGGAGGCTGTTAGAATTATTTGATTCTGAGATCATGGCTGAGTTCAAAAAACGCCGCGCCATCCAAAAGGAAGAGCTTGGCGTCAGCGGCCTGGCGGGCGATTTTTTTATGCGGTAACCGTTACGGTCTGCCATAACCGGGAATACATCGAGGCCATATTAAACTACCATAGCGGCAAATATCGGATTATCGAGGAGTTTTTAGGAGGTGCTGCTCCGCTGTTATGGAAAAGCCCTCTCCCAACAATGGGGCATAATATCCAACGCAAAGACCGGTTTATGATGTTTTATGACAGATACTGCCAACCCTTATTATCCAATATCATTTTGGAGTGGTTCCGTGTTTATAATTGCAATGAAGCCTATCGGGATTTTTATGCCCTGAAATTACTGGAAGTGGCAAACTTGTTTATGTTCGGGGAACGCGCACAAGGTGACTTGAAGCATGCGATTCAGAAGAAGCCCGATTCCCAGATTCACTTTTTATATGATAGTGATGCGTGGGAGAAATTAGGAGATTAGGATTTCTTTATGGTCGGAGTTCCAAATAGAAATAAAATATGATATTATAAAAATATAAGATAGATAACGCATCATAACAGCGGAGTAAAATAGGCAAAATGAGTATAAGAAATGAAACGAGTAAAACGCTATGGAGCAGGCTTTAGCCTGACGTGATGCCATATCGTATTAGAGCTCTTTTTTTATGAAAGACTAACTATTAAAAGTCAAGACCTAAATTAAAATTTTTGAATGAATTGCA